TATTGGTCAAATTAACTAATTAGTAGTATAATTAACCACGGTACACGTTAAACCTTTAATTAACGGCTAAAATACGCCAATAGGTGAGAATAAATGTCAGACGAAAAAGCAGCTGCACTAGTAGATCCTTTAGATGCGTTTGTTATGAGTGATGATCACACTGATATCGACACAAAAGAAGAAACTACAACCACGGAATCAGCCCCCGTAGAAGAAGTTGTTGAACCAGAAAAGAATACGGTTCAAGAGCGTATAAACAAAATAACAGCAGAAAAACATAAAGAAAGGCGAGAGCGAGAAGCAGAAGCTAAACGTGCGGATGAGCTACAAGCTAAACTAGATGCTATTGAGTCTAAAAAACCAGTATTATCCAAACCAGAACTTGAAAACTTTGATTATGATGAAGAAGCTTTTAACAAAGCTAATTTAGATTATGAAGTGCAAGAAAAGGTTAAAGCCGAATTAGCAAATCAACGTTTACAACAAGCAAACTTAGACCAACAAGCGAAAGCAGAAGAGGCAGCAAAAGCCTTTAACGAAAAAGCTAACGCTCTAGGTAAAGAAGACTTTGTTGAAAAAGCTAATGCTATCCCACAACTGCCACAAGGTGTTGCTGATGCAATCATGAATTTAGACAATGGTGCCGAGTTGGTTTACCACTTAGGTACTCATTTAGATTTAGCTGATTCTTTAGCGAACATGACACCACTAACGGCAATGATGGAAGTCGGAAAGCTTTCTTTAAGTATGACTGCAAAACCAGAAATTAAAACAAGTGCAGCACCCGACCCGATAGAGCCATTAGGTTCAGGCGGTGCTTTAGGCTCTAAAGACATAGAAGATATGACTATAGAAGAGTTTATGGCAGCACACGGTTAAGGGCTAAAAAGGATAAATCATGGCTAACGCATTAATCACAACCAGCAAAATCACAAAATTTGCTGTAAAAGAGTTTTTAAACTCACTACAAATGGCTGCTAAAGTTGATCGCCAACTAGACAGTCAATTTCGCAAGGTAGGCGCATCAATCGATGTTCGTCGCCCTGTTATGTTTACTTCATCTGATGGTGCTACTTTAGGTACTGCTACAGATATCGAAGAAAAAGCAGCAACAGTTACTTTAGACAACCGTAAAAAAGTTCATTTCGCTGTTACTTCGCAAGATTTAACATTGAAAATTGAAGACTTTAATTCTCGTTATATTCAGCCAGCAATGGCAGAGTTAGCGCAACAAGTAGAATCTTCAATCGCTGATTCATATAAGCAAATTGGTAACTTTGTTGGTACTCCTGGTACAGCGCCTTCAACTTTCTTAGAAGTTGGTGCGGCAGCTAAAACACTTACCAAGCTTGGTACGCCGATGAATGTTCGCTGGTGTGCTTTCTATGATGAAGATGCAAGTTTAGCATTAGCTGATGGCCTTAAATCTGTATTCCCTACAGAAATTGCCAAAAAAGCAATCGAGGAAGCCGCTATTGGTCGCTACAGTAAGTTTATGATGTATGAAAACCAATCATTAAAACTTCATACTGTTGGTGTTGCTACTGGTACGCCATTAATCAACGGTGCATCACAAGATGTTACTTATGATGCAAGCGGTGCAGCATGGTCACAATCATTGGTGACTGATGGTTGGACTAACTCAACTACAGGCATTTTATTAGCTGGTGATGTTATTACCATTGCTGGTGTGAACTCTGTTAACCGTAAAACTCGCACTGACACAGGCGACTTACAAACATTCGTGGTAACTGCTGATGCAGACAGTGGCGCTTCAACTGGCCCTGCTACATTAACAATTTCACCACCTATGATTACAAGCGGCCCTTATCAAACAGTAACAGCAGCTCCGGCAGATGGCGCGGCTATCACTGTTAAAACTGGTGCTGGTGGCTCAAGTCATAAGCAAAATTTGGCTTTCCATCCTAACGCTATTACTTTGGCAATGGCTCCGCTTGATTTGCCAACTGAAGGCGCACAAGCTAGCCGAGAAAGTTTTGATAATATTTCAATTAGGACTGTTGCTCAATACGCTATCGGTACAGATACCACGACTTATCGTTTTGATATCTTGTATGGAGTTAAGGCACAAAATCCTGACTTTGCAGTACGTACAACCTCTTAATTTTATTAAGTGTTAATTGAAAGGCTAGGCTAATCCCTAGCCTTTTTGTTTATTGAATTTTTAATGTTATAATCAATAAAAAGGGGTTAGTAATGACTAAAGATTTTAAACAGTGGATTTACCACAAAACAAAAAAACCTAAGATAATTAACGCTAAAGACTTTGAAGACTTCAAGTCGCTTGGATGGTCAGATACCCCGGCAGACTTTATTTTGATTTCAGACTTTGGTGTAGATGGCAAAGACCCGTCACAGGTTCAAGTGCTAGGTGAAGCAATACAAGGTGTTCGTGATGCTGCTAATGGCGCATTGAACCTTGATAATATGAACGCTCAAGAGTTAGAAGATTACGCGTTACATCACTATAATGTAAATTTAGATAGACGTAGAAGCGTTAAAAAACTACGTGAAGAAGTCAAAGAATTGGCGGGTATATAATGACTACATTACGTGAAGTTGTGGAAGATGCGTTTGAAGAAATAACCGTAAAGACTGCTGAAGTTGCTTTAACTGACGATGAGCTTCAATCAGGTATTAGGCGCTTAAATGATATGCTTGCTCAATGGGATGAGTTAGGTATCATTACTGGCTATAACGCTGTTACAGAGCCTAGCGATCAACTAGAACTTGAACCCGCAGCAATCGCGGCAGCAAAAGCAAAACTCGCTATTAAATTAGCGCCATCATACTCAAAGCCAATCACTAACGCTTTAAATATGAATGCCACGGAAGCTATGGATATGTTAGAAGCGGCCAATTCACATATAGGCGAGATTGCATACCCTGATACGCTTCCTATTGGCTCAGGTAATCATTGTGATAGTGAGTACAGTCGATTTTTTGACACAAACAAAACGGATAACTTTTAATGAGGATCCCTATTGTTTTGCCATTAGGCTCATATCAAGCACAAAGCCCAACTTCATCTGTTCAACGGGTTATTAATTGGATTCCTGTTGTATTGCAAAAGCCCGCTTTAAATAACGTCAACTTGTTACAACCTAGCGGTATTCGTCAAACTTCTGACACTGAAAGCGGCTCGTGTCGTGGCGCTCATGTAATGGCTGGTGTTAAATACTTTGTTAACGGCACTAAATTAGTATCTATCAGTGATAACGAAGTAATTACAGAGCTAGGAACCATAACCGGAACGGTTAGAGTTCAAACTGCCGACAATGGCACGTCAATGGTTATTGTTGTGCCAGGTGGGAATTCTTACGTTTTTGATAATACAACCGACACACTAACTCAGATAACAGATGCAGACTTTCAAACTTCAGACAGTGTTAACTTTTTCCGTGGTGTGTTTGTTTTTACTACTACAGACGGGAAGCAATTATTTACTTCTAATCTTAATCAGCCATTGGTTTTTGATGCGCTAGACTTTGGAAGTGCTGAAGGTGATCCCGACAGAATAATAACAGCCATAGTGAGTCATGATGAGTTATCTATTATTGGTGAAGAAACGACAGAGGTTTTTGATTTTATTGGCGGTGCAGATTTCCCACTTCAAATAATACCAGGCGCTTACACTGAAAAAGGCGCGCACTCTAAATATGGCGCTGCCAAATTTGATAATACTTATTTGTTTATTGGTGGTGGTGAAAATGAGTTGACCGCTATTTGGAGGCAAGCATCAAGCTCTCAGGCTGTTAAAGTTTCAGATGATGCGACAGATTTAGCTATTCAGAAATTCAACAAAGAAGAAATAGCTCAAGCATACGTACAAACATTCGCTAAAAAAGGACAATTCTTTGCTGTGTTTACCTTTGAATCAACGCGAATCCCTAGTAAAACTCTAGTTTATAATGGTACTGCTTCGATATTATCTGGGTCACCAGTTTGGTTTGAGCTTCAAAGCGGCTTAAATGATAACTCATGGCGTGCTAACTCAATAGTTAAAGCAAACGGTAAGCTTTATACTGGTGACTCTGTAGACGGTCGTATAGGTGTTATTGATGATTCTGTACTAACTGAATACGGTGATCCAATATTGAGGCAGGCAGCATTCAAGCCATCATCACAAGATGGTACTACTATTTTTAACGGTGAATTAGAGGCAACATTCCAAGCGGGTGCAGGTTTAACTACGGGCCAAGGCTCAGACCCTAAAGTAATTTATGATTTTACTGATAATAATAGAATTTGGTCTAATGAATTTAAACGCGATATAGGTAAAATAGGTGAATACGGCTTAGAAACTGTATGGCGTAGACAAGGGCGATTCCCTAATTACAGAACTATTCGATTTACCGTTACCGACCCGATAGAGGCTAACTTGATTCGAGTGGCAGCAACACCGGAGCTAGGCAATGACTAATATAATCGTGCCAAGGCGCAGAGAGGATTTTTTCGATCAACAAGGCAATCCAACACTAAGATTTGTTAAGTTTCTTGAGAAGTTAACAGAGCAAAGCAACGACGCGTCATCAAGTTTAGATGTTGCCGCAAGACCTCAAGGTTATTCTGCTCAAAGCCAATGGTTACAAAGGCAGATTAACGGCCTGCCTGAATTCACAATAGACACCACAGGCTTTACAGCAGATACAACGCTTATAACAACAGATAAGGCGGTCGCATAATGGCGCAGCAAGATATAACTATTGGCACAGCAGACGCTAAAGCTGGAGATAATTTATTTTCAGCTTTCACAAAAGTGCAATCTAACTTCACTGAGCTATACGAGCTAAATACAGATAGCACCATCATTGTTAAACAAAGCAATATAGCAACAACCATAGGTGCAACTATTGATAGTACAAAAGTCTATTTGCTTGATGGCGTGATTGATTTCACAGGCACAGGGTTAAGTATCACCGTACCAGTTGGCGGCATTAATATAACGGGCTACACTTTTGGTGTGTCTAAGTTGATTTGCTCAGATGATAGTTATACTTTGTTTAATTCAGGCGTTGGTGATAGTGGCGGCATTAATGGCGATAATTATGCAATTGAAATAACCGGAAGTAGTTCACAAGTTTATAACTTAACTGATGCCGCTGGAGATAATGCGATTGAGTTGGAAAAAATAAACTATAACAATTGCACATCATTAGGCGAGTTAAATGGCTATAGACAGGCTATAGAGAGTGGGACAGGTAGATTTGGCGGCAAACCTCAATTAACGTTATCTGGTACATGGTCTGGCGGCTACTTTATTGACACATCATTGGTTAGAGGGTTGACAGATGGAGCCTATAGCCTATTTAAAGAAGGCACTAGTTTTACGATGGCTTCTCGTTTTAGGTCTAATCAAAATATAGATTTGCCCGCAAGCGCATCAATACTAGATTTTACGGGTAGTAATTTCCCTAATTCATCAACACTTCAATTACACGAAATAATAGTAACTAGAAGCGGCGCTTTTGACTCAAGCGACACCAACCTAACGCCAAACATAACAGCGTCTAACTTGGCTTGTGATTGGGTTGGCAATAATGGTATACCAAATACCTTTGTTGGCGGTAGTTTAAATATCACTGTTGAGGTAACTACAACCGTCAGTGTTGCATCTACCTTTTACGATTTACTAGGCACTTATGCACAAATTGATTTGCAGCATTTTGATGAACCAGCAAACGGGCAATTAAGGCATTTAGGTACATCACCGCAAGAGTACACAGTAACAGGTCAATTGATATTGGACTCTACAGCTAATGATGAGGTAGATTTAAAAATTGTAATTTATCGAGCAGCAACAACAAGTTTTGAGGATGGCGCAACTATTAGGCGTGTAATTAATAACAACCAAGGCGGGCGTGACGTTGCCTACTTTGTGCTTGATTCTGATGTAATACTTAACCAAAATGATTACGTTAAATTACAAGTTGCCAACGATACGCTAGCAAACGATATAACCGCAGAATTAGGCTCTTACTTCAAAGTTAAGGCTAGATAATGGCTACTACTCAAATATTAAGTAATGCAGTAAATACCACGGCAGATACGATTCAAACGCTATACACTGCCGGAACAAGTCCTGTAATCATTGATTCGTTTACGGCTGCCAATACATCTAACGTCAACGCGAGTTATAAGGCTTATATTGTATCAACATCAACCGTAGAGCCAGTTATACCTTTTAAGGTGGTTGTATGGGGCGAGAATGATTTGGGGATAGGCTTAGTAAATCAGATTATTCCTGCGGGTGCAGAGCTAAAATTTCAAGCGTCAGCTATTGATTCCATTTACTTTACTGCTACAGGTCGCGAAGTTTAGCTATATTCACTAAAATTTGGTAAAATTAACCAAAAGGTACGTTATGATAAGATTAGCGACAAAAAAAGATTTACCTAACTTGCTAAGGATGAGTGAGCTATTTTTTAATGTCTCTGGTTATGCTGATATAACAACATTCAACAAAGATGATTCAACCGTTTTTTTGTTAGAGTTAATAAGGCTTAATACTTTACTTAC